GTCGTATCAGGCTTTTTTGGTAAATGGGGTGAACTACTTAGTCGCCAAGATTGGAGTTGATTGAACACATTTAGGGGTAAACAAGGATTTCAAACGCAGTGTTTTGGATATAACCGTCACCCGGGACTCCGAAAGTCGTGCAGTTTAGACTGATATAATCGATGTTTCCGTAATTAAGAATAATCCAAACATCGTCCGCAGCAGGTTTTGAAATACATGTTTCCGTCCCCATAAATGAGCTATAAATCTTGCTAGCAGGAAACGCACCCGCAAGAGTCATCCGATAATCGCCAACCCCCTCGTAGCTCCAAACAGCTGCTCCAAGCGTATTTATCTTCACGTCCGCAACCGGCGCATCCGTCCCCGTCTGCGACAATAACGCCCGATACACTTTCGGAACTGGAATCCATTGCTGCGTCGGAACATCCCAGTTGTAGGTAAAATTGCTAGTCGTGTCATGGTAAGACGCAGGCTGGTCTGGATTCTCTGGAGCAGCAACAGGGGCGCCGGCGCCATCAGAGCATTGGAAGCACGATGTGCCTCCCCCGCCGCCCTGCGATGCCTCGCACGTCAGTTGTGCCATCAACTGGTAAAGTTGAATCGGATTTTGAATTCTCCCAATGCCAGACAGGCAAGCTTGGGATTGGATTGTAGGTAGATCGCAGGCCATAAATTTAATCAGCGTGCCACGCGCCGCCGTAGTAGGTGTATTTGTCGCCGGTAAGCGTGTTGGTATAAACGGCGTTTGTTGTGGCCGGGGCTGCCACTGGAGCGCCTTCGCCAAATAAAACGGGAGACGCCTGACTCGCCTCGCAGGTAAGCTGGGCGATAAGCTGGTAAAGCTGGATAGGGTTCTGAATCCTCCCTATCCCGCTCAAACATGCCTGTGATTGGATGGTTGAAAGCGAGCAAGCCATAGATTCACGATGTCAGATTGCACAAATTCTGCGCGATTACCCGCAGTAGAACCGATTGATCGGTTTCCCAACCAATTCGGCTCTCACAGGCCCGCGTCTCGATTGCGGTCAGGGAATAGTCCGCTCCTGGATTGGCCGACTGAGCCCAATTAAGAGCAGCCTGCGCTGTTACCTGCAAAAGCGTGATCAGGTTTTCCTCCCGACCGATTCCGCTCTCGCACATCGCTATTTCAAGCTCTGCCAGAGTAGGACAAGCCATAGATTATTGAGGATAATCCGCGTGCCGCCCCAAGGCGCATGTCAGGAACAAAATCTGCGCGGCATGATCGCCTGGCGGAAAGTTCTTGTTGCACTGGATCGCCGTCGCCAGTTCTTCCGAGCCGCCAGCAGCCACCGAAGCGCCGGCAGACACAGCGTTGTTGTAGGCAATCAAGAGCATGTAAACCGAAGGAACGCAGTACTCTTGATACGTCAGGTTTTTGTAACAGACAGAGGCATCTTCGAGCGTGCCCCCACTTCCGATGGTGTAGCTCGTGCCACCGTTGGCAGCCAACTCGGCAGCCATATAGTAAACCATGATGGCGAAACGCTCGCTCATCTCATAGTTTTTGTAACAGACGGCGCCGCTGGACAGCGACGCTACGGTGCAGACCGGATTTGCCATCTTAAGTCATTCCTTTCGGTGCGAACGTCGCACCAACGGTTTCTTCCACTCCCATGTCGTCAGATTCCTCCTCGGCGTAAACACCTTGGAACGTGCCGTCGTCCTCGTTCAGGCTTTGAACCTGGATGCGGACAACATCGCCCGGCTTTACTTCTTTTCCGCCCAAGAGCGACATCGAGAGGGTTTCGCCTTCGCCCATTTCCATGTCCATTTCTGGAGCTTCAGGAGCGGGCTTTTCGAGAGCGCTGAAAACACGAGATTTATCAATATCCATAGGTTTTTGTCAGTTGACCGGGTGAGGATTGCTCCCCACCCGGTAGTAACCCACCCAACCCACTAAGTTGTGCAACGAACCGGGTTGTCGCTCGGGTCGTAAGCAACATACGCCGGAGTCGCCAAGCAAGTCGGGTCGTTGGCGATGCTGCCCAAACCAGAACCGTCGATTTGGTAAAGGATCGGCAGGACGAAGTATGGCTCCAGATATTGGAATCCCATCTCGAACCGCACGCGCCAGTAGAAGTAATTCTGGTCCACGTTGTCGTAGGTGCAGGTCGTGCCGTCCGGGTTCGTGTAGATCATCGCGCCCGGGTCATTCACGAAGCGCCATTGACCAAACATGCCGGTGTTGATCGACGGCACCAGTGGGTGAATCTTCTTGAAGTCAGGGCTGAAAATCTTCACCGCCGACGGATGCCAGACGAAGCCGAGTTCAAACTTGGCATTGATCCAGATTGGATTTGGAATCTGCTGAGTTCCGGTCGTGCCGGAGATGTTGACGAACGGCTGGATTTGCTGGAGCAAGCCACCAGAGCCAACCCCAGAGCCGAGCCATTGAAACCGGGCCGGCACTTCGTCCAGTGATGGAGCGTAGTTGCCAAACGGCTTCTGGATGCCCTGTCCGACCTTGTAAAGCGGGCTGGCGCTTTGAGGGTCAGGCAACGCCATCATGTTTTTCATCGAGTCGTTGCCGTTGGTCAACTTGAACCAGGCGCGGTCGGAAGTGATGAGGTTGTACATCCCGGCGCCAAGGCCAGATGGCTTCTCGTGATAACCACGGAGGCCAACCTTGGTCGTGATGTAGTCCAGGTAGGGGAAGGTCAACTGGCTCGTCGGGAGAGCGGCAGCACTGCCCAAGTCGATGACCGACATTTCAGCATCGACGTTGACGCCAACATTCGGCGTAAACGTGGATGGAATGCTCGAAGTCAGCGGGCCGGCAATTTCAACCGACGGGGACTGTGTGAAAGCCCGGGTGCGGATGTAATTGTTAACGTGCATCTTCGGGATTTTCTTCAACCCGTTGATAATCATTGTGGCCTGCTCTTGCGGGCGGGTGTTGTAGCGAAGCTGGGTCAAGCAGAACGGCTGGCTATTCACAACCCACTGATCCATGTAATGCTCGCCTTGGACCGAGCCGAAACTGACTTGGCTGGAAGGTGGATTACAGGCGTCGGTGCATGAGGCTGCCGAGATGCGCTGCTTGGGAGACATCAGGTTTGGGTAGCCCAAAGTGATGCGGTTTGAAATGTGAGTGTCGCCAGTTCCGAGCTTCCAGACCTCGGATTCGTGTTTGCCGACGTAGGCGGAACCTACTGCGGACCAGTCGCGCAAGAAAAGCTCATCATAAACCGGCGTAAGAGACGCCATGTTCGTGCGAAATTGTGTGCAGCTAAATGCCACTGTAAATCCTTATCATTTAACACCTTCCGGTGCTTGTCATTGTCGCATAAATTGCGACTAGACGGTTAAATTGTGTTTATGGAGTGTTTTGCTCGAAGAAGCTTCGAGCCGACCATTCACTTCGTTGCGGTCGTTTGCCGGATTATGGAAAGGTTAGGCGCTACCTTCTCGGGGGCCGCTATCCCCAAGTCTTGTGGGCAGATAGACTTTTAATCCGATTGATTTTTTACGCAACCACAGTAAAGTGTTCATTGAACATTTTGAAACTTTCAGACCAATTAAAAAAATGGAGAGGGAAGCGCTATCAGAAGGAAGTCGCGAGTCAGTTGGGAATATCGCTGGAGACTTACAAAAACTGGGAAATCGGACGCCGGAGGCCACACCCGCTATCCAGGACTCAACTATTGCAATTGATGGAGCAAAACCTAGACGAAACCCCGCCGCAGTTGCCGCTGAAAAAAGGTACCGTCTCCGCAACAAGGAGCGGAGAAACGCGGAGTCTGCCGAGTACCGTAAAAACAACCCAGAGAAGGTAAAGGCGATAGCGGCAGACTGGAGGGCAAGAAACAAATGCCGCACCAATGAATACTCCAAAAAGTTCTACGCCAAAAACCGCGAGCGCCGACTGGCTGAGGCAAAAGCCTCACGCGAGCGTAACAAGGAAAAGATTTCTGCTCGCAATAAAATCAGGTATCAAAAAAACCGCCAAAGGAATCTAGCCTACCTTGCTGGCTGGAGAAGCAGAAACCGAGAAAAGATGAAGGCTGACGCCAAGGCTTATCTTCCGCGTCGAATGGAATTAAGGCGACTTCGCCGCGCCAATGATCCGGTTCAGCGCATCAAAGACGCCTGCCGGACTCGGGTTTCATGGATTCTAAAATGTGCTGGAATTCCAAAGCATGACCACACGTTTGAACTGGTTGGCTGCGCTCCAGATTTTCTCAAGTCTTACCTAGAGGCTCACTTTGCTCCCGGGATGTCGTGGGATAATTATGGAGAGTGGGAAATCGACCATGTTATCCCAATCGCGTCGTTCAACATTTCAGACAGGTCGCAAAGGTTGCTGGCGTTCAATTATTCAAACTGCAAACCTCTTTGGAAGCCTGACAATAGATCGAAAAACGACTCCCTCCCCGGCCCCCATAAACCCAACTTGATTTAGCGGCCACTCATCCACCCAAAGACATGGCCATCAAGTTCCGCTCTGAACTCTTTTACTTCACGTCCAAGGTCCTGCGTTCCGTCGCTGTAAAGAAATGTTTTCCCATCGACCGAGCCAACGCATCGCTTTCCTTCAGAGCAGGCGGTTACGCTTGACGACCGTGCTGCGGCGATGATCTTGTCGGCAATCTCAGGATTGTATTTCCGCATCTCCGCCTCGTTTTCGTATCCAAAAAACATATTACAGATTATCTGAGATTCACGGATTAACGTCTCCCAGCAACTCCATCGCACCGCCAATAGACCAAATCACGGGAATACCTAAAAACTGGTCTTCTTCGCCCGAAGGCGAGTAAAAATTTAAGGTCATCACTTGGTCATGAAGTATTCTTTTGAACCTGATTGGTATAACAATCCTAGCGGGAGCGCATCCAGACTTGTGCCGCCATTCGCTGATGGCGTCGCTGAAAAGAGTTGAGAAGCTCCGTCTTTTTGTCACCGGCATACCGCTTATCTTGCAAACTTCAACATACGTTGGCCAGTCCGCTCCTTTTGGAATGATTATCATGGCTTCTCTAAGACGAAAGAGTATCCCTCCCATCCAGCCCCATAAACCCCTTCTGGACGGCAGAACTCCTGAGTGGTCTGATGAACCTTCAACCCTCGATCTGAGGCGAACATATCCACTGCCAGCTTTACGCCATGGCCTTTCCCGTTGCCGTCGTAGTAGTCATGGCCGGCAAAGATTCCACCCGGCTTAAGTATGGGCCACCAGCAAAGCAAATCGCGCATGACCTCGGTAAAGCTGTGGTTGGCGTCGAGATAGATGAAGTCAGCCGATGCGGGCTTGACCGACTTGGAAGCCTCGTGAGACATCCGGCGCATGACCACCACCTTTGGATTATCAGCGAAGTCTTTGGCGAACTGGTTGAATCTTTCCTCCTGGGTCTTGTCGTCGAGGTTGCAGGAGTCCTCGTAACCGTCCTTGAAGTTAATCCACGGATCGACGCAGCAGAGTTGGCCGAAATTCCACGTTGCGGCTATCTGCTTGGTGAAGTGTCCCCCGGCAACCCCTATCTCGACTCCGAGCCCATTGGGGAATCGCTCGTTGACTAGCTCAAGCAGACTTACGCGGTCTGTGAGGGGCGGGATCATAAAAGCACGCGCATAGTTGTTGTTCTTACCACATGCACTACTTCTCCTGTCAACAGTTCTGGTATCATGTGGCTTCCGCTATATGTCACGTCGGTTGGTTTCTTGCAGGAGTGTGGGTCGTGGATAGGTGCGCTTTCGACATCTACCCATCCATACGATGTGCTATGCCCGTCTGATTGGGTTTCTCCCCAAGCTTTACCGCCCTTCACTACCATCACGCCTTTTTCGATTTTCATTTGGAGTGGAATCATGGTTCAATCTTTTCAATCTTAACGCCAACATACGTCAGATATTTGTGACGCCGCTTTAGCTCAAAGTAAAAATCATCAGCCTCTTTCACCGTGTCGAACTCCATGACTGTCGGCGGCTCGCCAGTGACCTTGTGGGCGGTTAATCGGAATTTTGGTTTAGGGGCGATGGGTGGGATCATATCAATCCGCTTCAGTCAGAATTCCGAGCGCAAATCCAATGCCTCCAAAAATTATTGCCAATACCGAGCAGATAACCGCCTTATCTCCACGAGTATCAAAGTCGAAGCCTCCAAGCCAGAAAAGCGCCAGAACTGCCATGACGCACGCCAGCGATAAGATCATTGGAATTTTGAATCTTTTCATGCTGGATTTATTTTGGAGAGCGGTGAGCGTCCATGATTTGATCCAAGCAGTTCCGCACGTATTCCAGATGTCCAGGCCCAGACGCGCCATGATCGATGCGGCAGTCGATTTCGGTTCGGAGGTGGAGCACGTCGGATAAGATGCTTGGTGGCGTTTCGCGGATCGCTTCAATTTCTTCACAAGCCTTTTCAAGTGCTTGAAATAGGTCCCACTCTGGTTTTGTGGCCCCTCGACCCTTTCCGTCAGGCCAAGAGATGATGGCTTTTGGCCATTGACCTCCAATAACAACCCCATCAGGCAGTGGCACGGTGGAATACTTGAAATCAACGCCAGTAGATGGCAGTTCAGTTTTGGCGTTCATGCGCGATAATACCTCTCGTTGTTATAGCTATCCTCAAAAATCCTCACCTTCTCCGTTAGGCTTTTGCCGTCCATGTCAGAGGCGAGTGTGCGAAGGTTGCGACCCATCTTATGCTTCGGAATGATTGTCGCCTGCGTTCTTCCTGACGACTTTATCCATTCAGTATGCTCGTGACAGCCGGCGTGATAAACTGCTCCAGCCAAGAGACACTTCTTGCAGACCCATACCTTGTGCTCGGGAAAAATCTCAATCTCTCCGGCTGCTTCCCGGCGCTTCAAATCAAACCGATTCGGCTCAAGAACCTGACAAGCCCGCTCGCATTCAGGACAGTTTTTTGTAAGCGGATGGTCTGTTGGTTCGTTGGCCCTGCCGCTATGGTTGCCGTAGTTGTGGCTGAGTCGGTATAAAACGTGGGCTTTGCGTTCGCATCGAATCCCCGCGTTATACGCCCGTTGGGTGAAGTCCATGTCCTCATAGTGACAAACTCGTGTAAAAACCTCGTCTGTTCCGTTGATTGAAAGCCAGTCTTTGCGAGACACACAATAGTTGCCATAAGCGTTCAGGGGCATCAAGGTTTCAAATGCGTCAACGTCGGCATCGTCTCCCCATGTTGCCCCGCCCATTCCGGCGTGAGTGGGCACGTTGTTCCACTGCACCACGTCACTCTTTCCATCCCAGATGTCGGTGGGATGATTGGTTTCGTTGTTTGAATCCTGTCCGACGAAATTTCTTGGCGAGATGGAGTGAAATCGGAAATCCACATTGGTATTGGATTCAACGCAAAGCTTGGTGAAGTTGGGCCTGACAAATCGCCAGCACGAGTAGCGGACAATTCGCGGAGACTCGCTGAACAGATAGGGCGCATTAAAGACAGCGCAATCAAGGCGTGACGCGACTCGCTGATTCGGGCGATACGGCACATGGACCACATTCAGGTTATACCGCTGTTGAAGCTCCGGCATGTAGCTCCGGCGCTTGTTAAAGTGAGGATCGACAATCAGAACGTCGAAGTCTTTGAACTCCTGTTCGGACAGACAGCGCAACTGAGCGCGAAGCAGCCAGTCGTTTTCTCCGCCGTAGCGAAAGGCGGGGGTCATGCTGACTGTGAGGGGTCTTACCATTCTCTTTTTCTCCATTCGAGTTCAATCCCGAAATCGTATGCGTGATTGTCTTTTATTTCCTGAAGCAGTCTTTGAGTAAGAACGCGAGCCACTTCGGAATATGGGTCTTGCTTCATGTATTCTGCCGCCTTCAAAAGCTCTTGTGAAATGAGGATATGGGAAAGATAGTGCTTCGCCACCCGGCGCGCCTGAGTCTCAAGACACTGAGACATCAAATCGCTAGCAATCTCCATTCGACTTGTGCGCAGCCTTATTTCGGATGCGGTTGGTTCTTTCATTTCAGCCCACTCAACCATATTGAAAGAATCTTGTCAACTCTTTCTGAATAGGGCGCCAGTGCCGAGCGGGTGCAGTTCCAGAAATCCATTCTCTTTCAGCCACTCTGCCGACTTTGTTACGTAGCCGCCATGCCAGTTGCAGTCGTCAAGAATGACATATCCTCCTGAGTCAACAAGAGAGGCGTATTTCTTGGTGTCCTCCAGTGCATCGGGCCCGTGATTCCCGTCGATGTGGGCTACATCTATTCTCGCTGGCGGATTAAAGTCGCTAGACCTCATGCGGTGAATCTCGCATTGCTCCTTGAGCGCGAGCCGGTCAACGTAGCTAACGAATTTCTGATACACCATTTCGTGATTCAGGCCGCCCCACCACTTAATGTCAACGTCGGTAATCTGACCCTCCTTTGACGCCTCCGGGCTCCACGGATCGACGCAATGAACAATGCCGCGTCCGTTAAGCTTGCACGCCATCATCATCGGAATGGCAGAGCGTCCACCGAATACGCCGACCTCTACGATTACCAATGGCCGGCTTGCCAGCACGAGGTTGAACAAGGTGATTGCTTTGGGAAGTTCGCACCATCCATCGAGCTTCGGGTTTACTTCAATGAGTTCTTTCATGGTTGTTTTGGTGATCCTTGGACGCGCAGTTCTACCCACATGGCGTCCCATGTTGTTGCCTTTGCCCCGGTGAGCCGGTTGTACGACTGCGCCTCAAAGTATGATTTAATCACCCAAGGCAGTGGAGCGAAAGCGCATATCAGAACGAATAACAAGATGAAAGATATGCTGCGAAACCAATCTATAATCTTTTTCATAAATTCAAATCTCCAAACTTCAATTTAACCGCCTCGCAACTAGAGTCATTTCTTCCGACACTCAGAATAAACCCATCGTCATCTTTCACAACCCCGTACGCGATGGCGACATTGTTTTTCCAGTGAAAGCAGCCCGGCATATACCTTTCATCACCGCTCAGAATCGGACTGCTTCCCACCTTGATAACCTTGAATGGCGGATTTGACTCCATCAATAGAGCGCCGACGTGATATTGGAAGGTTGCTCCCGGCGTCCAGTGATTCTCTCCGGTGCGGCTGTGGAAGAAGCGCAGCAAATTGCCTTCGTGCGGCACGATAGCCCCACCCCTTATCTCGCCGTGCTCCCATTTAGCTTCAGGCGTCTTGTATTCTCCGGTTACCTTATCGCCCTCAACTCGGATGACGATTTGCTCTCCGAACTGGTTTCCGTAGATGAAGTGAATCTTTCCGTCGTGTTCAAACGGAACCCAGTTCTTAACCGTTCCTGACCAGTCGTTGTTTTGGAATGCCGGCTGGATATGCTCGTCGATCCTCCAGCGTCCTTCCCGGAAGTTGAGCATCCCATATCCGACGACGCAGCGGAATTGGTGTCCAACGGGAAGCGCCTTGGCGACAACGTAGGTCATCATCAATTTCCCCATGTGGGTAAAGAGTCTGGCGTCTTCCTTGCTGAACTCGTCCATGCTGGCAGGAAATACGATGTCGCTCGCCTTGTGTCCGTCGGTGATGGCGAGCCGCGTCTTCCAGCTTCGGGCCGGGTGATAGCGGAATGTAGTCAGCGTCTTGTTTCCGAAGCGGATGATGGATGGATTGTAGCCTCCCATGTCGGCAGCAATCGGAGTGGACTTCAGGAGGCTGTTGTTAAGCGCAGCCTTTGCCGCCTTCACAAGCTCGTCTTTGCGTCGCTGATAATCGCCATAGCGGCAGTGTATCGCAAACCTGCTACTCCACGCGCTGCCGTGCCATCGGGAGAGGTTATCCCCCACAAGGGCTATCGCAGGCTTGTTGACCGCCTTGCTCAAGTGCAGCGGCATGGAGTCCACCGTTACGATTAAATCCGCAGCATCTATCAGCGCCAAGAGTTCGAGCGGGTGAGGGGCCAGCACCGAACTTAGTCGCACGATGGAGTGCTGCGGAAAGTTTTGCTTCAGGACTTCAGCCAGGTCTTCCTTGTGCAGAAATGGAGATGACTGGCTGTGGTCGCCGTAAACAATGAAAGGCTCAATCGGTATTTCCAGGTTGGACTTTCGGCGCGGTAGTATCAGCGGCAGCGTGTCCCACTTGTCGAGCCAGCCGGCGCGGTCCCATTGATCGTATTGGAACGAGGGATGCCGATGTTGAAACTGGAATCCTTCGCCGTGAAGCTGAGGGATTTTTACGCCTTCAAACCGATTCTTGGCAAAGCGGATTGCGCCGTCTAGGTCTTGGGGGTCGCCGTCGAATTGGACGACGTTAAGATAGTCCACTGCGTCAGGAATGGCCCGGTAATCGCGACCAACAATCAGGCTTGGCTTGATGCCGGTGGTTAGGAATTCATGATGCAGGCACGGCAGCAGGGAAAGAAGGTCGCCGTGCTTGGCGAGTTGGACATACGCGCTCACGCATCAATTCACCGAATTATCCTCAACCTTGCTCGCAAATATCCCGGCGAAGCGAAACGTGACCGTGGCTTTCTTGTCGTTGACGCTATCAACCTCAAGCAGCACATCGCGTATGCGGGCCTTGGCGCCATTGGAAACCAGACTGCTCAACTTTGGAATCATCGCCGTCGGCAATTCCTCCAGCGGGATGTATTGGTCGTCTTCGCTCATGACCTGCCATCCCAAGAGAGAGATTTAATCTTTTCCTCGACTCCCAACTCAGCAGCAGGAGCGGCTGGATTTGCGGCAGTCTTAACAGCGGCCCCGGGATCGGCGCCACGAAACTTGGCAAGCTCGGCCTCCAGAGACGCAACCTTGGAAGATAGCTGCTTGTTGACGTGCAATAGGCGTGGCGCCATGGCATAGCGAGCGCGAACCGTGGCGGCATCGGCGGCGGTCGGAGCGGTGGTCTTGAAGCTGTTGAACTTGTCCAACTCGGCCTTGTAAATCTTCGTGCCGTCGGGGTCGGTTTCAGACTCCGACAGGTAGCTTCCCAATTCCGGGTCTTTCTGGAGATTGGTGAATGTGTCGCCCAACTCCTTCTCGTAAGCCTCGCGCTGGCGCTTCATGTCCAATTCGCGCTGGACCTTGTTCTTCTCGTAATTGGCCGCAAAATCCTCCACGGCAGCACGCTCAGAGTCCTTCAGTTCGTAAAGCTTGTTGAGGTGCTTCGTTACTCGCCACGCAGACTTTCCGAATGTGGCTTCAATGAAGTCATCTTGCTCGCTTGGCGGAAGGGCGGCAGCCTTCATAAAGTCGGCTTCAGTTCCTTGGCGCGTGATTGTTTCCCCGTCTTTCTGAGCCATGACCGTTAGTCCTTTGACCGTCGAAATGGCGTTCTTCCATTCGTTGTTGTAGGGAAGAATGTATTTTTGGGTGTATTGCTCGGTTCGGGTAAAGTCGGCTTCCTCAAGCCGCTGGTCGCGCTCTTTGATTTTTTGGTCGCGCTCCTCAAGCAACTTCTCCAGTTGGGCCATGCGGGCATCGTTGGCCGGAGTCTCAGGGCGCTGCTTCAACTTTTCCAGTTCACTTTTCAGGGCGGCTTCACTGGCGCTGCTCTTGGCCTTGATGGAGTCGAGAATCTTCCACGCCTTATGGTCCGGCTTTTCCTTTCGAGCGGCGGCGATTTCCTCGTCGGTGAATTCCTTCTTGGCCGGCTTGGCTTCAGGAAGTGGCTTTTGCTCTGGCGCAGCCGGAGTCTCGATGGGCTTCTGCTCCGGCTTGATGGCAGTGGCGGCGGGCGTCTGCGAAACTCCATCGGCAGGATTGGCGGCAAACATTGCGGCAGTAGCTTCGGCTACTCCTTGGGCGTCTGGTGCGAGGGCTTCAGGCATAGATTATTTCTTTTCTTGGGCGACTGCGACATTCGGACGATAAGGCACTTCTTCAAGCGCGGTGACGGGCAAATCCTTGGCGGGAGAATCGGGCTCGGTGATGTTCAAAAGCAGATTGCGAAAGCGGGCGGCGCCAAGCATAGCCTTGGGATCATGTCCCTCCTCCGCCATCTGGGCCAGCGCGTAAACCATCGCCGTCCGGGTAACGGTGTTGTCCACGCCTTGCTTGACGGATGCCAACTGCTCCGGGGTATGCAGTTTTAGAAAGTGGGATTTGGCTGATAGGGTTGTCATTAGGCTAAAATTTTTGGGCTGACTCGAACGCTTTCACCACCAAGCCCTCCTTTCAAAAGGACCGCAAACACCTCGCCATTGTGCCTAAACTCAAGCCTTCCAAAGCAATCACCGCGATAGTCAGGACACGTCTTTAAGTATTCTTTGAAATCAGACATCGGCACTTCCGGCCATTCTGGATGTTCGTCAACGCTCACATGGAAAGCCTACCTATTGATTTATTTCCGTCAATCTTTTTTTGACGAACTCTGCTCAACAGGTGCGGCAGCCGCCTTTTCCTGCATCTGCTGGATTTCGGCACTTGTCTTGGCCTGATAGGCGGAAATCTCGGCCATGGTTTTCGCCCGCAAGGATTCGATTTCAAGCCGCGCTTCATCAAGCATAGTCTTGATTTTTGCGGCCTGTTGTTCCTCGGCCTGACGAAGCTTCTGCGCGAACTTCTCCTCAGACTGCTGCTGCTTTTGTTGGAAGTTAGCCTGGTTGATTTCGAGCTTCTGGGAGGCAGCCGCCTCGGTCGCCTGTGCTTTGGCAATGGCCTCCGGGTCTGGCTGTCCTTGTTGCGCCTGCTCCTGCTGACGCTGTTGGTAAGCCTTTACCAAGTTCATTTGCTTGCCCAAGTCTTTCGCAACGGCAGTGACGAATTCCTTGTTTTCGGGATTCTGCGCCATCAGGTCGAGATGCTGCTGAATATCGTTTGCCACCATGTTTAACCCGATGACATCTTGCGGCGTGCCCATCTGGTCGGTTTGCTCGATGCGCTGGATGACGGCGTTCATCATGGTCATCATGGCGACAACGTAATCCTGCTGCTCGATGCCTTCGCGCAGGCCCACCGGAGCGCCTGACATCAGTGTTCCAAAAACGTCCTCGGCGGCTTCCTGTCCTGCCGTCACCTTGGGCGGTTCGTCTGGAACCAGCAACTTCGCCTTGGCTGGATCGCGGGTCATGGTCATCGTCCAGTTACGCAAAATCATGCGCTGGCTCGTCGGGTCGAATCGCTGCGAGTTGTTCAGCAAAAGTTGATTCTCCTGCATCGCAAGCGTCTGGTCGCCACCACCGGCCACGCGGTCAACATCAACCTGCCAGCATTCCGGCTTCATGAGGTCGTCAGGGATTCCATCCTTGCGACATTGCGCCTGGAATTCGATAACGTCGGGATCGGCAGAGTTGGGCAACAGAAATCGACGGACAATCTCCTCATCCTTGTATTGCTCCAACAGATACATCATGTCGAGCATCGCCGACACCATCTTGTTCGCTGACTGCAAACGAATCTGCGCCTCGCCAAGCGTCTGCTCCTTGCCGGTGCCGTTGTCCACGTCCTGAACGAAGCTCGCCGAATTCTCGCTGAGAATCTGGCGGTTTTCCGACATCGCAGCCTCGACCAAGCGAGGGTCGATTTGATGCCGTTGCTCCTTGGGAATGATTTCGACGCCCTGCTCCAAGACAAAGTAAGGCTTCAGGTTGAATACCTTTGGCCGGTCCTGACCCTCTGGATTGCTGACGCGCAAGCCCATCATTAGTTGCTCGAAAGTGTGCTGCATGAACTGACAGCGCAGCCGGTTGATGCACTCCGACGGAGCAAACAGCATTTCGCCCAAGCCCCGGGTGGAGTGATATTGCAACGGCGCCATCAAATTGCAGTCGCCGTATTGCACTGACAGGATGTGCTTTAGTTGGTCGGCGAAGACGCGAGTCCCGCTGTCGAAAATAAATTGATCCTTGATGTCCACGCTGTCGCCGTTGACTGGAGAAACGGTGTCTTTCAGGACAATCTTGCGATACCACTTCTCTTTACCTTGCGCTCCGCCTTCTGTAGATCGGTAGTAAAATGCGCAGAGATTTACCTTGGGGACGGCATCGGCATTGCACGCGCCACGATTTTGCTTCCAGACGCTTACCATGTCCTCGGGTTGGTCCCACCAGTTGTATTGATTCGGATTGGCGTTAAGGTCGCCGTATGCTGCCAATATCTTCCGCACGGCCTTAAGATTCCAGCCGGATTCTTCAGCCTGCTTGGAATTCTCGTGTGTCATCGTCATCAACTCGTACGGAGTCAGGTACATGTTGACGGCGAAATGCGTTAGGTTAATGAAACCCTGAAGCGTGCCGGTAGGGATAAGGATGTCCTCCAAAGGAACAAAGCGAGGCATCCAGTCGTAGCTATTGGCCCACATGAGCACACCGATTCCGTGCATGGCAAGCGAGGCGTTTCGGCTCTTGAGAAGAAAGAGGTATTTCAACCCGCTGTCGTCGCGTTTGAGCTTGCGGTTGATGTTGGTCGTGAACGAAGAACTCCACTCATCGCGCTTTTCAACCCGGCCCTTGAGCGCGGTGCATGTAACGAAGTTTCCCTTGTGAAGCAAGGCATTGTTAAGCTGGCGGTTCGCGTCTTGAAGAATCTTGGCGCCTTCGCCCCAATTCACATTGATCTGGATTTGATGTTCCTTGACCTGCTCGGCAGTGTACGGAAGGGCGCCGTTGAACAAGGCGTCAATCTTGGAACGGTTGCGAGCGCGAACCCGCTCGGGAAACTGCATCAACTCGATGGCGTCGAGAACCACGCCGGGAGTTGCGTAGTCGGGAGTGTCTTTGATTTTTGCGCTCATACTTTAGCCTGTTCCATTTCCCGCTTTTGCCGACGATTGAGGCGCGGAGTGTTTTCTGGTGGCAGGTCGCCGTTTTTGATCGGCACATTCTCGGGCGTATTCGCGACTTCTTGCGGCTGTATCTGAGGCGTGAATACAGAAACTCTTTCCATAAACATCCTGTGCTGTCGTTCGGTCATCTTATGCTTGCGAAGCTCCTCCTCCGGCATCTTCAAGAACCTTTCAACCGTTTCTGTATCTATCGCGAGACTGATGTCGGCTGGCGCTTTCCAATTCTCCGCCACAATCCCCAGCTTGTCGCCGTGAACAATAACCGCCTTCGCTGAAATCTTGGCGATGTCGTCCACCGACTGAATGGGCAGGAAGTCAATCAAAGTGGTATGGCCCGCGCCAGGAACAATCTTGTCGGCAATCGCTGATGCAAACGGAGCCTCGGTCTGGCAGAGCTTGTCTAATTCGGAATGCGATGTGTTGGCATAGATACCCCACCTCGCCATGATCTGACGACCGGAGGAATTCTTGGTCACTACCCCAAAGTGTTTCTTTGGCTGGTTGCGATACGCCTCAGACAACGCGGCAATCCATTCGGGCTTTACTGGCACGCAATCAGGTTCAAGCCACAAGAAGCCACAACGGTAATTCTCCTGAACATATTTTGCGCCATGGCGAAAAAGGTTGTTCATCTGGCGAACCTTATGGTTGGCGTATTCCTTCTCCAGCGCCGCCGCAGTCGTCTCGGAAACAGTCTCAAATGCGAGTTCTGCGGTGATCTTCACCTTGGACCGCATCTCGGGATGAACGTCCTGATTGGCGACAAGCAACGCATGGCCGACCGACTTGCGACCATTCATCCGGTAAATGTGGTCAAGGTTGCGCTCAAGCAAAACCGCGTCGTTAGCCGAGAATGGAATGAGAATCAATATCATGGTGCGATTTTCCAGCAATGTCCGGGGTGAACTTCTCCCGGTTGAATTTCTGAACGAACTTTATCAATAGGTTCGTGGATGAGCAAGCGCAGTTGGCAGGTGCAGACCGCACAGGCGCCAAGGCTCTTTTCGCCCTTCACTCGCAGGTTGAGCTTGTTCTTCACCTCAAGATGGGTCTTTACCGCAGTGGCGACGGCGGAACTAAGCGCCATTCCCTGCACGTTGTTTTTGCACTTCAGGCAGATGTCAGCCCGGCGTTGCGCTTCCTCCAGTCCGCAGACATTGCCTCCACTGCCGAGCCATCGGGTAATTATGCTCAGACCGTGCGGGATGCTTTTAACTTGATCCAGGATGCTCATTTTTCTTTGCCGCATTTCCGGCATTTATGGCCGACGACTCTTTTTCCAGCGCATGTTGGACAGTAAATTTCCTCCCAATCATTCGCCCCGCATTTGCATTTGTTGCTCATGCCGGTTTCCGTGGGATCGCCGAACCCAATGAACAGTTCCGGCATGGTCGCAAATTTCTGAGCGAATATCTCCTGAACAACCGACTCGACATCAAACTCGCTCGCCTCGGAAAAAATATGTGGATTGGCGCGACGATGCTCGACGACCTTTCTCGCCGTCTCGTTGGGTGAGCCGTGGAGTCCGTTGAATTCCTTCTTGGTCTTTGGCTCGATGAAGCTAAAGCCTTGGCCTGCCGGGTAAAGTTCCGTCGGACGACGCATTACTAGTTTCATGGCATTACATCTGGCATTTCCTGAAAGACTGCCTCAGTCAAAATCCGCTTGCGAGAAAAGTCTAGCAGCATTTCCTGCTGCTTCTCGGGAGGAAGGTCTTTGATTTGATTTGAGATAAATGAGGCTCGCTGCTTCACCGGAAGCGCCAATAGCTGACTCTCTTTGGCGGTGATGCCATTCTCTTTGGCAATGTAGAGGTCAATCACATGGTTAAAAAGGCGCTCGTCCAATGGCGCTTTCTCCAAAATCTTTTCGAGCTTTTGGCCCTTGTTGTCGAGCAGCAACTTTAACGCTGCCCGATGCCGTTCAAGCTGTTCGTCGGCGGCGGTGCGTCGAAGATCATCAATCTTGTTTTGAATCTCGGTATTGTCGGTATATGGCAACGCCTGAAAGCGGGCCAGCAAAGGATTGTTCTCCAGCTTTGAGCGCCCCTCAATCGGCTTGCGCGGCAGGAATTGGGTAAACAATCCCGCGCTTAGATTGCGCGTCAGATTTTCCAACACCAAAGGACTGCGTAAAAACTCCGGTGCAACTTGAGGCATTGCCTGAGCCATCTTCTTAAAAGCCTCTGAAGTGCGCGGCGTATATTGCTGCTCTGGAGAAGCATCTTTCATGCTTTCTGGCACAATGCTGCGATGGCGGTAAAGGTCGCGGCCACTGCCTAGCTCTAATGGCGCTTTAAGCAAAGGATTAAGAGATGCCCCAATGCTTTCCAAGCGTTCCTGTGCGGTATCACCCTGAATGTTTACCGGAGATAATTCCTCCAGCATCGACACCCCGAAATCAGCGGCGGCTTTGGGATCGCGTTTCTGCGCGAAGCCCAATGCTGTTTCGATGAAGTTCGCAAACCACTTGCTTACCTCCCGCTTCGGGATGCGCCAGTAATCCCGCATGGTTTCTCCGTCATCGTTTGTAATCGTTGAATCCTTTGGAATAAGCCAGTAATTGCGCTTCTCCTGTTCGGGCCGGCTGTCGTAGTCTTCTTTGTATCCTGGCCGGTTGTTCAAGTAGTAAAGCAACGCGGTAGGAATGCCAACGGCAGGAGCAATTTTAAGCCACGTTGATACAGCGGTATTTGCTCCGTCGTGACCAGTCAATCGACCCACATCCGCAATGGCCCCTTGGAGGCGGGCATTGAGGAACATATAAATCAGATTGAGGCGGAGCGCTTCAACAGTCTTTCCCTGTCTTCCGAAATCAGGACTGCCGCTGAATCGCCTTAGCTCGGTGATGGCTTCTGGAATCTGGCGGGCTAGCTGGGCTCCGCTTTGGGCATTCTCGAAGCGAATCGCCCGCTTCACACCAAGAATCTTGTTCGTCTCCTCGATTGCCTTTGCAAAGTCCGGGAGAATGTTGAAAACCGTTCGCGCTAGTTTCTTTGATTTGGAGATTGTTGTCGGCTCTTTGAATTTCAGTGCGTTTGGCGTAAGTGCTTCTTGCACCGTTCCGCCCGCAACTCCAGAGTCTAGGAAGTCAAGATAGATCTTGCTCTTGTGGCCGAAAGAATTCCCGCCGATTGATGAAAGCAGGGCATGGACAAAGTCCAGCGGATAGCGCACGAGGTCTGATGCGCCTCGCAATCCGTATTTCGAGATGAGCGCCGCCCGAGGAGCGTCCGCAATCAGAAGGTTGCCAGCCTGAAACGGGATGTTAAAGGCCGTTGCGCCGGCCCGGAATGGGATGGACGAATAGCCCAAGAAGCGACTGATGACACCGCCCGCATTGCCGCCGTAAAGCTGGACAGCCTCGGCAACATCTTTGTTCACGGCATAGCGATTCTGCTTCCCGTTTTCAAAGACGTTGACTGCCTCGAATCCTTTCGCTGGCTCTTGGTCGGCAGCAAGACGCTTGATGAACTTGCCTTGAGTATCGAAGGCGGCTAGTTCGGCGACATTTCGCATGGCAACATTCTTGTCGGCGAGAATACGCGACATCAAAATTCCCTGCCGGGCGGCGCCAAGCATGTCACCCAACTTGAAGTCAGGAGATTCAATGCCTTCCATCGCATTCGTGAAATCAGCGGTGGTGTCGATTCGCCTTCCAGAACCTTCAGGCTTCGAGCTTTCCTCCAGATACTTCATCACCTTGAAAGGCGCATAGAACTGGTTGCCGGACTTGATTTCGTTATAGACCTCCGGGGACATTCTTCCCGACTCAACCTGAAGGCGAAGCGCATTATCCATGTAACGCTGATACTCCCGGCCTGCGTTCTCAATGGATCGGAGCTTTTCGGGTCCAAGCTTTTGCTCAAGAGCGCGAATCTTTGCGCCGATGTCGGCGGTGGTGTATTGGGACACCTTGCGCCGGGCTGGCAGTCCAGCGGCCACGTCCGCAGCGTCTTGATTCAGGCGGTCAAGCGTGCGCTGCAAAAACATGTACGCGTTGAAATCCTTCTCGTTGCCTTCGACGAGCTTGGCTACATCGCGGTCGAATCGGTAAACGTCAGCCTCGCCTTTTCCTTGACTGCCCTTCAACTGCTCCATGATGCCGGCGATGTCCTTCGGCTTAGACAATCCGTAAGCCTTGGCGATGTCCTCGGCGAGCTTGTTGACGGGGCGGAACTTGGAGCTTACTCCCGTGCGGAAAGCTTCGGCGATTTTTACGCCGCGCTCTTTGAGGGTTGGCGACGTTTTCTTTTCCGGCTCGAAGATTTTATAGATGTCGTCGAGGGAGACTTGCGGCGTAGGTCTTCCAGAACCGGGGGCGGCCCCGCTTGCAACTGGCGGTACGCGTCCGGGTGGCAGATTGCTGGAACTGGGTGCGGCTTGCCCTCCATAGCCAGCCACTCCGGGTTTGTTTTGCAGAACTTCTCCCAAGCTCCATTTGGAACTTTGAGCTTCCCTTTGAACGGGGTCTTTAGTGGTGTCCAGTTTTTCAGTAAATCTTTCATTTGCTTTTTCTGCTGCTGATTTGAGCGACAACATGCCCTCCCCCGTCGCCTCTCCCTTTTCCGCCTTCCGCATACCATCAATCGCTCCGGTAATCAGGGATTGAATGTCGTTCTCGGAAACCTTTTTGACCCAGCCAATATCACGCAACCATTGACGGAATTGCGCGACGATGCGATTCCAAACCTTCGGGGCGAGCATGGGATTCTCGGCAAGATTTGCAATTAGTTCGCGGCCAAGCGTGATTTTGTCCGCATTCGGGTAACGCTCGCGAATGTTTGCCATGGTTTCGGAATCGGCCCAACTATCGTGCGCCTGCTCCATGAACTTCTGGAGTCGGCTGCCAAGCTTTTTATCAACAGCCCAATGGCCTCCTGTCTCGTGCAATGCGAGACGACGAACCATCGCGGGAGACGTGACCGCATCACCGTTAAGCCAGACCTCGCCATTGCGGACGTAAGCCTCAATCAAACGAGGATCGGAGCCGACGCTTAACGCAAGGTCTTGCGCCGTCTTGGGCATCGCCGTGAAGTCGGGAGCAATGTTGATCTTCGGTGCGCCGGGAAATTCTTGCTCGAAACGACTCACTTCGGCGGCAGTGTCTTTCAGGGAGATGGGTTGGGCAATTTCGGTTGTTTTGACTTTCAACCCTTGCTCTATGGCTTGACGCCGCGCCTCCATCCATTCCGGTTTTACTCGGGTGGAATATCGAAAAGCTCCGTAGTTTTGGTTTCTGGTTTCTGCGCCAATTCTTATGCGGCTTCTGTTTTTGTAAACCCCCTCCGAAACGACTTGTCCTGTTTGAGTATCGAACACCTCATAGGGCGCGTCGTCTGGAATCTTTGAAGCATCTCCTGCGCTCAAAGCCTGCTCACGTTCCAAAGCCGCCCTAGTTCGCGCCTGAGGTTCAGTCCCTTCGAGAACCTTGATGCCCTCGGAAAAGAACTGCGCTTTTTGAGCCGCCCCACCAAAACGCTTTTGCACGACAGGGTCGGACATCGACGCCGGGTTGGCTTGAATCTCTGCCTTGACCTTGGCGGCTTCCTGAGCGGCTTTTGCGTAACCCTCTTTCCACTTGGCTAGATTGGGTTCGCGTAGTGCCGCAATCTCGGCCTGAACTTGAACCGGCTCGCCTTTTCCAGCCATCGCGTCCGACGCCCACTTGCGAGAGGTGTCGAAATAACTTTCGGGAGACATCTGCAAGATGGAGTCTGCCGACGGCTTGGCTTCTCCGAGCTTTAGAGAGCCTTCTGGTTCTGCTGCTCTTGCAGCTTGCGTGCGAGGTGTCGTCGGCGCTTCACCCTCGCGCATAAAGCTCGTTTTACCGTAAGGCGCTTCCCCTCCGCCTTCGATTCTTTCTGCGAGTCGCGTTGGTTCGGAAAGCCCGACCTCTGGAGGATTCAACTCGCGTCGAATCTGCTCAATCGCCGGAGTCTGTCCCCGGTCCAAAACTGGATTGCGGCCTTCCTGCAAAGCGCGGTCGGCCAATGCCTGAAGGTCGGGAGTGCCCAACACGTTTTCCAAGTTCGGAGGTCGAAGCCCAAGCTGGCGCAATCCTTCCCGCGAGGTCGGCGCTTGAACATTCGGCTCGGCCTTTAACTCTTTGGCGAGCGCCCGAATTGCCTCAGCCTTTGGCGCAACCCTTTCACCGATGAACTTACCTCCTGCGTGAGCGCCAGCCATCGGGGCAAAAGCAGCAGTCTGGGCAAGCTCGGAAATGGCGCTGGTCATTGCGTCCATGTCGCGCTCTGCTTCTGGCTTTCCCATCTCGCTTCCGAGTCGCCGGGCGGCATCTGGCGCGTTGGCCAGCATGTCGGCGGTAAATCCGGCAGCGACAAGCTTTCCGATTGCGCCTTGCGGGAACATGGCAATCGTTGGCAGTGAGCTAGCCAAGCCTTGCGAAATCTTTCCTACCGTCGCCCATGCCGGAGATTCACTGGAAGCGTCAGCAAGAGCTTTGTCGATTGGCAGAGACTCGCCCATGATCGAGGCAGGAAGGTTTCCGCTAAATTCTGGACTGCCACGCATTCCAGCCGCCACGTCAGCGATTGCCGCTCGTCCGAGGTTTCCCGACTCGGTTAGAGGAGTCATCAGGATTTCCTTCCACGACGGGTCTTGGAAAGATTCTGCTCCTGCGCCTTCAGGTGGAAGACTTCCGACACTTGGGGGCGTCAGCGTAATCCGTGGAGCATTGGGAACGCCTAGTAGTGAAGCGTTTTCGGCAGGCTGAATGAGGTCGCCAATCTGGGGTTGATCCTCGGTGGTATCGTCCCACAAAGGCGCATCCTCCATCGTATCATCCCAGCTTGGAGCTTCTTCAACCGTGTCGTCCCATGTGGGCCTAGTCGGCATAGCGGATAAAGGATTTGGTCTTGGCGTCGAAAATTGCCCGGCGACCGTCCTTCATCTTGCGGGTGACTTCTTGGACATCGGCTGATGGTGGGGATAGTCGTGGAGCTTCAGGAACAGGAGGAACGATGCCGGCTTTAGGCTGATAGATTTCTCGCCCTTGGTTTTCCAGTGCGGCAATTTCGGCGTCAATCTCCTCTGGCGTGCGACCTGACTTGAGCATGGCAAATCGGTCGCCCTTCAATCGGCGCAGGTCAGAAAGTTTTCCGAGAATAACCTGTCGCTCGAAGTTGTCGCCCCGGGTATCAGGCCGGTCTGGCGTATCAACAATCTTGACCGACCTTCCAGTTCTCGGGTCGATTTGGTAAACGTCGTTGCCCACTTCTCGAATCAGCGGGCTTGCCGTCTTGGTCATGCTTCGCGGTGCAAATCGCTCCATGATTGGGTCGAGCAATTCGCGGCGCAGGGCTTCAGGAGCATCTGGAGATTCGACCGCAGCACCCGGAATAAAGCGCGGGTCTTTGCTGCGCGTCTCGTAGTCCGACAACGCCTGACCCCACATCTTGCCTAGATCGTTGGCGACGCTGTAAGAAAGTCCGTCGTTGGAAAATCCGTCGCTGCGCTGTGGTTCAAAATCCTCACGGCGACGCACGCGGCGAAGTTCACGCTCAAATGGTTCAATCAATTCTGCCATAAATCATGCCCACCATTCCCGGTTTTGAAATCCGCCCGGCACCGGGCTGCGATTTCCGGTCATCGTGAAGGCGTATTTGCGTGGGCGATTCGCGCTCATGGACGCCTCCTCTTGAGCGGCGCGGTCACGAAAGTCGGAAATGCGTCGGTCTTCGCGGTCTTGATTCCATTGCTGCTCCTGCTGAACTTGAGCGGTCGTCGGGGCTGCGGTCCCGGAATAACTCGTGAGCATCTTGAGCAGGTTATCGAAACCTTGCTGCTGGTATTGGTCGGCTTGTTCGCCGTACAAATCATACCCGAGAGCATTCGAGACTCCGCTGTTTGGCATCCCGGATGTGGCGCCAAAGTAAGCCGCCTTTCGCTTCGCCTGTCCGGTCGATGGCAGGCCGGTCAGTTGTTGGCCGATGTTTGCGCTGGCGGCCCCGGTGTTTGCCGTCAGTCCCGGTATGTATTGTTCCAAAAAGTTTGGTGCGATTGCCATAGGTCAGATTGGACTGGAGAGGATATAGTTGCTACCCATCGTGCTTACCCTAACCGATAATTGGTCGGCAGGCGACTTGGTTCTCAGTTCGTAATTCAAAGTCTCGATGGCGTCCTTCATGGACTCACGGGCCAAAACAAGATCGTTCGCCCGACGCGCTTTGATGCTCTGAATTGCCATCGAAATTGCATCCATGTTTCCAATCGCGATGAAATCGTTGTCGGAAAGCGCCGGGATGAAGTTGAGCTTTATCAGCGCCTCAATCTGCCACCGGCTCTCACCATTCGCGTCAACATTGCAGCAGGTGGACACGTTAGGAATCCGCATCTGCCGATAGGATGGATTCGTTTCGCTCGGCTCGTATGCTGCCAACATCCGAAGCTTTGCAGTCGCCGTGTCGTATTCATACAAATACGTCGGGCTCACAGTCGGCTGGCGAACCACGCGGTCAATCTTGGTTACAAGAGTGGTCGTCTGGGCGAATGGATTTGCTGCCGTCAGCGTCAATCCGTTCTGCGTTGTTCCGTCAACAATCTCCTGCAATGGCTGACCGCCGTATTTCTTGCCGTAAAGAGTGATGGTCTTGCCGTAGTCCTCGGCATTGACGACGTGATAACGAATCAGCTTTCCAGTATTGCCAGACACCTTGTTAAACGTCGGCACATCGTTGCTCTCGACGACATCGGGAGCGTATCCGTAATAACCACTGGCGTTGTATCCGTATCCGTACGCACCAAATCCCCAGCTTCCGTAAACGCCGTCACCCCAGCCATTGCCGTAACCGTTGGAGTAATTCGGGGCAAGGATGGCCCACCAGTGGTTTCGCAGGTCGAGGTAATCGCCGCAGCCGGGACGCAATCCCAGCACAGTGCCGACGTACCGAGGAAATACCGCATCGCAGCCAGTGCCGCAGAGTCGCATAATTACCTCTGAGCCAACCCAGCCGCCACGGTCCATCAAGAGCCGGGTGGCATCGTTGACGAGGTTGCGATACTGGTCGCCAGTCGAGCAGACGCCGGCCACCTCCTGAATCGCGGAGTCGTTGCGGGCATCAATCAGTCTCGATACGTAGGCGCCACTCATTGCTTCATCCTGCGGTTGTTTTTGATTTTTGCAATAATCTTCTTACGAGCAGGTGATTGATCCAGTGTAAACAGGGGCCACCGATCCAATGTCGGGCCGCACTAAAAAAAGAATGGTGAATCGGTTAAACGATCCCGATGGCATCGCTGGAATTGTGAAATCAACATCTTGCGATGATGTAAAATTAGCCACTTCTAAAACTATGCTTTCAGGAGGAGGCCCAACCCCATCCTCGTAGAGATATATCAGCAGGTTGAAAATGCAGGCATCCGGGTTTGATGCTATATTCATAGTAAAGTTGCAGTTTACTGCCACCCCTGAATACGCTGAAACACCAACCCAATCGCTAAAGTCTCCACCCGGCCCCGGCTCGTTAAATGTTATTCCAGACTCTCCAATCGAAACGGTTAGATTTCCATTGGTGGAGAAAATTGTCTCAACTGTTTCGGAAAGCGCCTCGCATGTAACAACCGGGGTGCTTTCCACCACAAGGCTGAACGTCTTGAAACACTGCTGCGTGTTGTTTTGAACAAACACAGAAAAGCTCGATGAGCCAACCGTTGTCGGAACGCCGGAGATTTCACCCGTCGAGCTATTGAGCAGCAGCCCCGCCGGCAATGATCCCGTCGCGATGCCCCACAGTAGAGGAGATGCCATTCCACTTGTCGTCAGCGTGACGGAATACACCTCATCAACAATGGCGTCGGTCAATGGAGTAGCTGTAGTTATTCCAGCGACAACAATCGTAAACGCCTGAACCTTTTGCGCCCCGTTGGTGGCAACTGCTGTAATCGTAAAAGTTACACTTCCGGCAGTCGTTGGGATTCCGGTTATGGTTGCCGACACGCCATTCGACGACATGACCAATCCGGAAGGCAGCGAACCTCCGGTGACGTTGAAAGAAACAGGATAGCTCGCCGGATTCGCGGTTGCGGTGATGAACCCGGAATATGTGCTGGCAAGGCACGCATTGGTTTGAGACAGCGACGAAAGCGAAAGCGAAGCTCCCGGAGGAAATCCCGGTGGGGAATAATCGCACTCAGCTTGCTGTTGCGCCACTTGAGCGATGATTTCGTTTACGGCGGCCTGAATCTCGGCCTGAGTCGCGGTGGGTGGAAGTGTGATGCTCACCGTTGACTGACACCCCATCATGCTCAAATAGATTGGCTGCCCAGGCGTCGGCGGTGGAACATCTGGGAAAACGAATGTGTCGGGAGGATATGTGACAACGACAGGCTCGCCCGGCGTGCATGACGTAGCTCCGGGAGGACACGTAATCACAACCGTAACCGGAGTGCCGTTGAAATAAAGGGCGTCCTGCAACGAATATGATTCGGCATCCGGTGCAATTCCGGTGCAGTCATTCGTTTTGCAGCCTGGTGGCAGAATGTTCATGCGTTGATGTCGCAGATTGGAGGCTGGAACTTTGGCAGCGGTTGCGTAATCGCTGCGAACCTCGCCCGCAGCAACCGGCACATGCCGGAAATTACGAAACGCACCTGAAACGTATAACCCAACCGCAGTGGAATATCCAACTGCCCATTGCAGCCAACTACGCTCGGCTCTCCCAACCCAAGGCGCGGGAAGTAAAGCGGCTTTGATCCCTCCTTGGCGCAGATGGTGAAATCATGCCACGGCACCCAGCAGGAGGATTCACCGTAAGCACCGTATTGGTCGGGCTTGTAGAAGACCTGAAACCGGACGCTTCCAACGAGTTGATCCACAGCAAACTCGCCGTCGGACAACTGCACCAGAACATCGTTTGGCTTCACGTCGCCGTTGAACAGCGATGCGGTTTCGATGGCCCAAGTAATCGGCACGCTGCCGTTGTCGAAATGTTGGTCGCCAGTTGGAAGCAACTCGTACAGTTCGATCTTCGACAGCGTGACATTGAAGGTAAACGCAAAAGCGCGGGGCACGCCGTTGAACAATCCCCGAGTTAGCTGCAATGCGTTGATGCCGGTCCACTGCCCATCGTAGGCGGCGGGCTCTTTGGCTCTTAAATGAGAGAGTCCATCAAGATTCATGGCGACAAGGCTGGAGTGAAATACACCCTGAGACGATGCTTGCGGTGATGCCGTGAACAAAACCCGGTTGTCAAAATTGATGGCGCTTCCGTAGGGCAATAGCTGCGGATTGTCGTTGTCGAAGACCCGAACCATTTCCTCGGAGATTGGAGTGTTGCCACTGAGCGATTGCGTGAATTGCTGGCGGGCGATCACCAATGAGCCGAGTCCCACGGTGGAGCGAAATTGAATGTCGCTGTTTACGTTGATGGTGCCGCTCTGTGAAAGAGGGCCACGACCAATCAGGGCATACGTCAGGATCGGACTTCCTTTAAGGATGATGGCTGCGATGTTGGATGGGTCAACTGGAGCAATGCAGCTAAAGATGATTCGCTCCGTGCCGACCATCAGCGGACCCTGACCCATGCTGACATCAAGGTTTGAGGCGAATGTCATCGAGGTGATGATGTCTCCAGCCGACGGGATTCGGAAGTTTCCGCTTCCAAAAGTGATGTTGGTGGTCTTCAGCACGGCATCCCGAAACTGATACGCTGGAGTGCCCGAAGGAGCGCCAGAAATATCACTGCAAACAAAGCTGATGCCGTCCACCAGCGAAACCCAATTCTGCGCGTGTCCGTAGGCGCCCATGCGACCCGCTGGAAGTTCCGGGACGCTGATGATTTCTGCGCTGATGAAATCACCAACCGTTGTGTTTGAAATGTTGATTACGGTCAACGATGTTCCGCCCGGCGCTGGAGGAACTGCGGTCAGCTTGTATTGCCCAACTGCGCCGATGTAGGCAATCTGTCCCGGTGTTCCGGTGAAGACGTTGCTGAGAGTGAGTTGCACCGTTCCGCCAATCGGAGGCGCTACCGTTCCGACTGACTCCGTTCCGAAGACGACATTCGGGGCGCTGCTGCTTGCGTATTGGATTCTGCTGCCGGCAGGAATTGCTGAGTAAGTGCCGGATTGCAATGCCACGGCTACTATCTGATTTCCTGGCAGTATCGTGGCGACTCTCCAGATTTTTCCAAACAGGATGATTTGAGAATTTACAGCACCAAGAAACGGAGAGGTTAATGTCAGCCCTTGCGAGCTGAACGACGACGAGGTTTCAGCGTTGAATGTTCCTGCTGGCGATATTCCGACCGCAACGACTCCGGCAATCGAGGGTATCGCCGTCACCTCTGCGCCGATGGGAATAGGAGCCCCGGCGACATCGTAAAGGCTTTCCGCATTTACTAAATAGCCAGCGGCGTTTTCGATGGGCTGATAATACTCGCCGTCGATCAGAACCGGCACGTTGTATGGGCCAGTGTAGGGAGCGGTAAGCGTCAGCGTCGCCTGCTGCCCGGCCACAACTGGTTTTGCAACCGGCCCGGCGTCTTGAGTGGCAAGAACCTGAGTTGGGCCGTAGCTGCGTCGCGAGGTAACACCATCCCAGAAAATCGGCAGACTGATGCCGTCGTTGATAATGACGAAATTCTCTGCTTGCCAAAGCCATGCCTGAGTTGCCGTCGCCGGGTTGGGATCGCCGGGAATCGTTATCTCGGTAACGGTGACGACATCGCCGACAATCTGGAATTGAAACAGCCGACCTGAGATTTGAGCAATCTGAGACGGAGCGCCGGAGTCAGGCCGGTAAGCCTCTGGCATTGCGCCTTGAAACAAGCCTTGCTCGACTGCCTCTTGAACTTCGGGAGATGGCCAGTTGATTGTGAGTTGCTTGGTGTAAGGAGGACGGCAGGTGGCAAAGCCATCGCGGACGGTGACGTTGGCAAGATAGGCGGCTTGGGTTTTTTCGAGCAACACCGGCGCGATGCCGGAGTTCATGCCATCGCTCAGAATCGAGATGGCATCGTAAACAGTAGCGCTTTTGAAAGGTTGGGTATCTCCCACATGCTTTATACGGTTTGATCGTACAGCTTAACAGCAACAATGCTTGCCTCGACGGCATCCAGACTTCCCGCTGACGGAAGCACGCTGATGTCACCCCACAACTGGATGATGTCGTCAGAATTTGTGGTGGTGTAAATAATCGGAGCGAGGTCAATCACGTCGAGCGTGTAGGTTAACGTCGTGACGATTTCGGTCAAGTATTGCGCCGATGAATTGCCGATGTCAGCAGCAGTGTTGTTCGTGCGACGAAGCTTCAACGTGCCGGTACGAACCGCTGCAAATGTGGCTGCGGTATAGTCGATGCGAGCCCGGGCTAGAATCAGCCAGACTCCGGGAGCATTGATTACCAAAGATGGGTCGGTGGTTCCGAAATTGAGTAGGGCCGGTGTTGCGGTGAGTTGATACGCTGTTCCTGCGGCGTAAACCGATAGGGCCGCACCGCCAACACCAAGAGCAGCGCGGGCCAGCGTTGCCGTTGCTGAATTTGTTCCGCCATTTGCAATGGTGACTGGAGTTGGAATAGAGCCGGGAACTCCGGTTGCGGTTAGCTTGCCGCCAGACTCGATTGTGTAAGGTAATGCGGTGTCGCCGTCGGCATCAATGGCACGAAGCCCGACAATAGTTGTGCCAGTGAGAGAAATTACCTCGAAGGTACCGTGGTCACTGCCCCCAGTCGGGTCCGCTCCTGCCAACGTCTGACCGAGGACAAACATTTGATTGCTGACAACTGTTACCTGAACCGTGGCAACCGTGTCGGCAAAGGCAGCGTCGGCGGCGGTGAGGGTGAAGACTGAAAGGCCCGCGGCCCCGGCGGCTCCAGCCGATCCGCTGGTTCCGGGCGATCCGGGAATTTCGACAACCTCGATTGAGGGGCAGCCCCCACAGCAGTCTGTTGTGGCACTCATTTGAGCCTTTAGTACACCCCGAATCATCAAATCTCAAGCCATTTGTTGTTTGCAATAGTTTGGGGATTTGATACCATGGTGTTTATGAATTTTAGGCAAGATCAGATTCAGAAATTTTGGAGCAAGGTTGACAAGTCTGGGGATTGTTGGATTTGGACACGCTCAACAGCGGGTGGTGGTTATGGAACGGTGAACATTTCTTACACCAACATGCCGGCCCATCGGGTTGCTTGGCTTATTTCCGGCAAAGAAATACCTGATGGATTCTACGTTTTTCAAATTTGCAGAAACAGGCTGTGCTGCAATCCAGAACACATGGTGTGTGAAAAACACTACGCCAATTTTTTACGCAATAGCCGTTTCTTTTCGAGGGTGGTTAAAAAGAAAAGCGGCTGTTGGGAATGGGTTGGTCATAGGAATGGATTTGGCTACGGGATTATTCTTGTTGATTACAAGCAGAAGCGAGCGCATCGACATTCTTGGGAAATTCACAAGGGAAGCATCCCCTCTGGTCTTTGCGTTCTCCACAAGTGCGACAATCCGCCGTGCGTAAATCCAGACCATTTGTTTTTGGGAACGCAGAGAGAAAACCAGCATGATATGCACTCGAAGAAAAGAAACAAGCAGCCTAAGGGAGAGTATTCTGGCATGGCGGTTCTCACTAATAAGCTTGTTATTAAAATCAGGAACATGAGAAAGCTTGGCCAGACACATCGCGACATAGCTAAACATATTGGAGTTTCTTGCGGAGCCGTTGCCGCCGTATTAAGCGGAAGGACGTGGAGGCATGTTAAGTGAAAAACAAAAAGCTAAAACATGGACTTCTTTGGGCAGACGATCTTGACGACGCCCAGATAGAGCGCGAGATGATTCGCTATGGCGGATATTTCGTCAACAAAAGCGGCGTCGTGTGCGGTAGCGGTCTGCTTCAGCATTTCAAAAACTATTGGGCGCTTCTTTGGCCGGAGGACTCACAGACTTGGTGGACCGACTTGATTCTTGATAACATCATAAAGCACAAGTTCACCTCGGTTGTGGGTCCAGCATCAGCATGGAAATCGGGAACTGTTTCGCGGCTAGCTCTGATGGACTGGTCATGCTGGCCGGATTGCACGTCTGTCATGATGAGTTCGACAACGCTTGAAGGTCTGAGGAGTCGTATTTACGGCGAGACTACAATGATGTGGAAGCGGGCTTCAGAGCGATATGATTGGTTCCCTGGCCACCCGATTGACAGCAAGACTGTCATAACACACACCGATGTCGAAGATGAAAAAGCACGCGATATAAGGAATTCTATCCTAGGCATAGCCTGTAAAACTTCGAGTGGGGTTTTTGTCGGCATGGGATCATACAGCGGTCGCAAAAATCGTAGAGTATGGTGCCTTTCCGATGAATTCCAATTCATGCAACTATCCGTGCTCGAAGGTCAAGACAACCTTGTGAGCAATGATGATGGCTCCGGCATGATGGGCGGAAGATACCCAGACGATTACCAAGACCCGATGGAGCGAGGAAAGGCAAGGCGCCACTACCGATGCGTATTCATCGGAAATACGAACCCGTCCGTCCGAGACAATCCGCTCGATATAGTTTCAGAACCAGAATCGGGGTGGTCTGCAACGGAGGAGGCGACTGTTGAATCAGGCAAAACTCAAGTATGGAAATGCAAGAAACACCCGAAGCATCCGGTTCAATGCTATTGCATAAATCTTGATTCTCTTGATGGCCCCAACAGCGCCTATCCAATAGACAAGCCAAGATGGGCGCACTTGGCCGGTCCTCACAAGCTTAAGAATTACACAGAGGGCTCTGAGTCTTATTGGTCAAACGGCAGGGGAAGATTTAAGTTCGGGCTGGACGCTTTCAAAATAATAACGAAGGAGCTTTGCGACATTTACCATGCGTTCGATGATGTGGTGTGGGATGGTGAAACAACAAGCGTTGGAATGCTAGATGCAGCTTACGGCGGAACTGGATCAGATCGCTGTCCACTTGGATGGCTTGAGTTTGGAAAGTGTGTCGATGGAAAAATTCGCATTAAGTTTCGCGAGATGTGGCTTGTTCCAATCGTTATCAGAAAGGACATAACTGCCGAGGAGCAAATTGCCCACTACTGCAAACAAAAAATGGAATCGGCTGGGGTTCCTCCGAAAAACTTTTTCTTCGACGGTCGCGGAACGCTTGCCATCAGCTTGGGGAGAATTTGGAGTACGGATGTCAATAGTTTGGAATTTGGGGGCTCTCCAACCGAAAGGCCAGCCGGCCCCGACCTTTACACGGTAGACAAGAAAACAGGATTGAGAAGACTTCAGACCGCAAAGGAGGCGTTTCTTAATTTCGTTACCGAGATGTGGTTAAGTGCGAGATATGCCATTGAGTCCGACCAGATGCGGGGACTCACAGCCGATATAGTTTTGGATGCGCAGCCTCGCGAGTGGAGGAAGGTTCGTCAGGATAAAATTCAGATTGAAACCAAGGATGAACTTCGTGAAAGAACAGGTGTCAGTCCAGATTTAGCGGACATGCTTGTTACTGGAATTGAGGGAGCGAGGCGTCGCGGATTTACGATAGACAGGATTGGAGCGCCATCGGCTTCAAAGTCTGGAAAACCCTCCTGGCTCTTAAAATCCCACGAAGCCGCCTTGAAAGACCGGCTTGACCGCCAGTTGGAAAAGGTTTGACGCTCGGAAAAGTTTTGATAGATTCTGCTCAATGAGCGCGTGGCGGAATGTAAAGACGCTGATACCTAAGAGGGGGATTACGCTCACTCATGCAGGTTCAAATCCTGCCGCGCTCACTATTTTTCCCGTTAGCCTAGAACGTCGGTGTTTTGGTGGTGGCAGTCTTATATGCGAAGCAGCGATACTCCAATCGACAGGCCAGTTTTGCGAACAGATACGGGAAACGATCCGCAGAAGCATCCCCGGGCCGAGTCGTGAGTGCCAGAATTGCTGTGACTGCCGCCACCAACTTCTTGACAAAATCCCGTCAATGCCTCACAGTCGCCTGAAATGAGCGCCCCGCAAACCAAGTGTCCGAAGTGCAAAGGCAAAGGCCACGTCCAGACCTCGAAGCGATTTCAGAAAAGCTATGCCGTCTTGAAGCGCATCCAGCCGGCGACGTTGAAGGAATTTGCGGCGGCGATGAAGCTGGAACAGGACACCGCGCATCACCGGCTTAAGCGGATGGTGGCGGGAGGATTGGTGACGGGAGAGGGTAGGTATCCGGCGAAGTATCGGACGGTCTAGTATTTGAACTCGTCGGGAAGAACGCAATTACTTGGAGCGCCCTCAAACATTGGCGCAATGTCTTTAGGTGAGTATCCAGCCAACCCGCAACCTACTGCGGTCACGAGAAAGGTCAGGCTTGGATTATCTTTGGCGTAGCCGATGAATCCAGCAACGCTAGATTCTATGTCATGCAGCGGCCTAACTCTCAGCGATGCGCTCTTGGTTGGAATTGCGTAAGAGTTCCCGGTGCGACCAATTCCAATACCCCATTTTGCTCCCCAATAGCGATAGGCTTGCCTTGCCGCCCCAGCGCCGTGGTATCCGCCTGAGTTTGATCCAAACACAAATACGTGTTTTCCGTCATTCATGTTTTTTGTGTACATCATGGAATTACATCATTTGATTCAGGTTGAAGCCTAAGCGGAATCGTATCCACCTCGGCCAGCTTCTCACCAAGCTTTTTCAATCGGCGCTCCTTCTGGTATTTGATCTTGGCTAAAAGCTTGTTGGCGGATTCAGCGTGTTCATTGCGCTTGACTACATCACAACCTCGATAAAGCTCCTCGATGTCCAGTTGTTCCTGGGCCAGCACCTCCATAGCGGCAATCTTTTTGTATGCGCGGTCGATCTGCTTGAGCAGAGATTCGCGGGTGATGGGGCGTTTCATGATAATGCCAACTCGGTTGGTTGAATTAACTGTTAGAGCGCAGAGCGGCGTCCGCTCTACGCTCGTTGGTTTCAGACTTTCGTGTATCCATCCTCGAACGCTTTCGCCGGGGAGAAAGATTTGTATCCATCGGCATACACCACGTAGTAGCCACCAGCCTCCGGCTTGTGCTTGTGGACGTAGGTATTATCCACCCGAATCGGCGCATACGGCTTTTCCTCGAAGATGAGCAGTCGGCTACCGTCGGTTTCGTTTCCGGGTTCTGTGGTGTCTCGCACTTCCGCTATTTTGAGCGCCCACACTTCTTTGTGGCACTTGTAGCGGGGCAGTTCCATTTGCGCGGCGGCTTCTTCGACTTTCCGCAGTTTCTCCAAGAGGTCTTTGTTGCACATCTCTTGGTATTTTGTTGCTGTCGGGTCTAGGTCTATCATTTTGTGTTTTGGTTCTGCGCTCTAACCAAGGCGATGCAGCGAACAGCCGCCAAGCACTGCGGTCGGAGCGTCTGGTTTATTGGGAGGTTTCATTGCGCGCGGCAGCCTCTCCCGGCGGCTGTCGATGATCTTGACGTTCACTTCTCCAACAACTCAACCCTGGCCGGATTCGAGAAAACGATGCGGTCAAATTCAGCGCGGATTCGGTTCGTGAATTCTTCAGAGTTTTTCTTCGTCACGCGAAACTCCACCTGTTGTCCCGCTGGCAATTTCTCCAGTTCGGCAATCAAATCTTCTTTCGTCATGCCCCCGAATCTAAAATCATTTTGCGATTTCTGTCAATGAGTATTGACAAGAATTATTCAATATGTTTTGCTGTGCGGACGATGGCAAGAAAGTCAAAAGAACCAAAGTCGATCCAGCCGCAGAAGTTTTCGGTTGGAGAGACTGTTTTTATTAACCGACCGCACCTATGGTCTGGTTGTGTCGGCGAGGTCGTCAAGTTTGAGAACGGGTTGCATCGAATCAGGATCGAGGGTAAATGCGATACTGGCGAGAAGCCTCCGGTTTTTCATACCGATGCCGAAGGAGAGTTTTTGGAGGGGTGGATATGAGCCCGTCCACGGACCGCTTTCAACCCCCAACCGCTCACGAAGAGCAGGAGTGGATTTTGTGCGACAAGTGCGAATCTGCTCAGGCGGTGGTCAGGATTGGAAATAAATATCTTTGCGAGGATTGCGCGGAGAAGGAGATTGAGGAATGACAAAAGAACAACTATCCGAGCTTCGCAAAGCCTGCACTGATTCACCATCAATGGACGGATTTGAAATATCAGCAAACGACATTCTTTGGCTGGTTGATCAGGTGGAGAATAAGGATTTGAATGCTTTCAAAGCTGGTGCTGAGTGGGCGGCACAGCAAGTTCCGCAGCATTTTTGTGAATCTCATGACCGCGATTACGCCAAAAGAACAACGCGGGATAACATCCTCACCGCCGCCGCCAACCTTAAAGAACTTCCACAATGAAGGAGAAACAATGAATCTGATTGCTATCGACCCCGGCGCATCAGGCGGATTTGCAACCTACGACGACGGCATTGTATCGTGCGCCAAGCTGCCGGAAACCATTGGCGACTTCAAAGACATCATGGTTGGGCTCAAGGCAAATTCTCCAGACTGGATTTGCTTCATGGAGGATGTGCCAAGCTTCATCGGAGGAAAGAAGCTGGGCAACTCAATGACCAAGCTGCACCGGAGCGCCGGCAGGATCGAGGGCGTTCTTTGTGCGCTGGGATTCCGGGTGGAAATGCTGACCCCGCAGAAGTGGCAGAAGTTTTTCAGTCTGGGAAAACGCAGCGAGTGCGCGACGGACACCATCTGGAAAGGAAAACTCAAGAACAAGGCACAGCAGTTGTTTCCGAATTGCACTGTAACGCTGCAAGTGTCAGATGCCTTGCTGATCCTTGAGTATGGAATGAAGCAGCAGATTAAATAATTTATGAACGAAAAACCACAGACAATAATCGTCAAGATCGACGTGACTAAAATCGACAAGGCGCGGCTTTTCAAGGGCGCCAAGGGCACTTATCTCGACTGCGTTTTGCTCGCCAGCAAGGATAGTCAGTTTGGGAATGACTACATGGTTGTGCAGGGAGTCAGCAAGGAGGAGCGCGAGGCTGGGAAGCGCGGCGAAATTATAGGCAATGCGAAGTTCATGCCGAGAAAGCAAGACGCTCCGAAGGCTCCTGCTCCGGTAGTTGGAGACGGGTCGGGCGCGGAATCGGATGTACCAATCTAGTCCTTTTTAACATTGCCACCCTTTTTACATGACCATCCACCTCCTCGCCTCCGAACTCGCCGCCGCCGTTCCCGAACTACAACGCGACTCCATTGTTAACAACGAGAAATACTTTGAGGGGAAGTTGCGGGAGTTTCTGGATGCGACACGATGCAGTCCTCCGGCTGGCGAACATGGTCACATGACTGCTGTTAGGTTCAATCAGTTAATGGAAGACGATGGCGTCCTTCTTAGCGAAAAAGAAATGGCTGATGGCTGGCACTTTTGTTTCAGCATGGACGGACTGCTTGCCAATTACAACGACCCGGACGGTGACTGTTTTTGTGAATTGAATAAATCTAGAAAGCGATGAAAGAATTATGAACCTAAGAACAATCGGAGAGAGGCTTAACAAGCAAGACAATCGCTGCACGCAGAATCCAATGTTCTGTGTGCAAATCAAACGCCGTGATGTTGGCTACGACTCGGCATACGCGGCCAACAAGTGCTGGCACGACTCCGCAAACCAAGAAACCGTCTACGACGACGACAAGGATTTCAAAGGCGAGCCAGAAGGCGGCGAGTGGGACGAGTTCGGATACGTGGACCGATGGGAAACTGTTATGATTGCCTTCACGGAGGAGGGTTGCAAAGAATACCTTGAACTGGATGGGCATAATTGCAGGAGCATGGCACACAATGGCGAGGTGAGAATTTACGTCGAGTCATTTAATCGCTGCCCGGAGATGATTATGATTCGGGAAGCCATAATGATTTGCTGAATTATGAGCGATCCCGTCGAACAAATCTTTGCCGAAGTGGCGGAGATGAAGCCACCAGTTCCGGTTGATGAAGACCCATATCAATCCGAGGAGTATCAAAAATTTGTCGAAAGCATGGTTCAGTATTGCCACTGCTGCGAGCGCAATCGTCCGTGTGACAGCGTGCTGGCTGGCGGTATTTGCGATGGGGTTAAAGAGTCTGAGTTTTGGGACTCGATGGATGACGATGATGACCCAAACGATTTATGACCATCCTTGAATGCCAGATTCACAAATGCCGCTTTGGAATTGAAGCTCCAGATGACGCCGACCAAAAGATGCGCGCCGAGTGTTCTTGGTCGAGTTGCCCGCTTTGCGAGCGGGCCGAACGCGAGGCAATGAGCACAGAATTGGTCAGGCTAAGAAATCAAAACAGGCAACTGATTTTGGCAATCGAAATAAAGCAGGAGCATTTAAGAGTCGAAATAAAATGACCCCCAGCGACAAAGTAATCTGCATCGACGGCAAATTCCCAACGTGGGTGCTGGCACTCTACAAGGCCATCCCGATTGAGGGCTGTCAATACGTCATCCGGGATTCAACCGGAGGCGTCGCCCATCACGGCGGTAAGCGTCAGCCGGCCACGGTGGTCTATCTCGTCGGGTTGAATAATCCCATCAGCGAGGCGAGCGGACAGGAATACGGATTCGATGCGAAGCGATTCAGGTTGCTGGAGGAGGCAGAAGCTCTGGCGTCGGCACATCGCACTGAATCTCATAGCCAGCGTTGTGAGCCCTGACTTTGATGATGAAATAAAGCGCACCTTGGGACTCCAACTCCCGGATGCGCGGAATAAATTCCTGGTTGGAAACTGACTCGTTAACTCGGACGCGATCCATGCTTGAACTTGCGGCAATGCGCTGGCTTTGGCTAGAAAAGAAATGCCTTGTAGTATTGGAGGAAAGAACGCCTTCGTACATGATGGGCCAGCCTGACGTGTTGGGGATTACTTCAGGCAGATACATGATCGAGGTGGAGATAAAGCGCAGCGTTTCTGACTTCAGGGCCGATGCTAAAAAGAGTCATCGCGTTAATCGAAAATTTTATATCAGCCAGCAGCCCCGCCAGTTTTATTACCTAATGGAAAAATGTCTGGCGGAAAAGTTGGAGCAAGAAATTCCTGATTGGGCAGGATTGATGGCGTGCGATTCCATCTATAACGCGACGGTGATAAAGCAGGCGCCGGTAAACAAGGATTCAAAAAAGCTGGACGTGAAGCAGTGCGCCAGACTTGCAAGGCAAATGACAAGCCATGTCATGGGATATGCTCTCGCCAATCACTCGATAAAAGACAACTACAAAAACGCGGTTGGATTCGATTTCACCGATTGGGTTGGCTGCGAAAAAGGAACATTTGTAATATGAACCCCTATCTACCATCCCCGGAAACCATCCGCAAGTACACCGTCGGCATCAAGGCGCCCGCCCCGTCGTATCACAAATACGCGCTGCGAAACCTGGAGTCAGGAAAGACCATCAACGGGACGGAGCGGAAGGTTAGGTATAAGAAGCGGAATCACGGTTCTTCTACTTCATCAAGCTGATGGAATAATCCATATCGTCCCTCGAAGTACAGCTTGATTAGTCCAAGCTCCCCGTCGCGCTGTTTTGCGATTATCAAATTCGTCTCGTTGTCCTTGCGGTGAATCAAAGCCACCGTGTCGGCATCGCGCTCGATCTGGCCTGAGTCGGCGAGGTCGCTTAATCTCGGCGCCCTTGACCCGTTCTTGTCACCGCCCTTGACGTTCTCGCGATTAAGCTGGGCTAGCGTGACTATCGCAATGTTGTTGTCGTGCGCGACCGCCTTCAACCTTCCGCTGACCTCAGCCACCTCGTAGGTCTTTTTCTCCTGACGCTCGCACGACCTGATTTTTTGCAGGTAGTCTACGACAACCAGTTTGATGCCGCTGCGGATGACCTCCTTGTTGATGCGCGAACAGACCTCCCGGATGTTCATGCCGTCCACTCCGTCAACAATGCGGATTGGAAGCTTCGATAGCTGAGTGCTCATGGAGGCAAAACTTCCGAAGTCTTGCTCGGAGTATGATCCCCGCCGCATGGTCTTCATTCCGATCTTGAGGCGCATCGCACACAGCCGGCGCATGATGGCCTCGACCGACATTTCAAGACTGATGAACATGGCTGGGATGCCGTTAAAAACTGAGTGGGCAAAAAAGTTTAGACCGAGCGCGGTTTTTCCCTGTGACGGCCTGGCCCCGATAATGAACTGCTCTCCCGGCTGCAATCCCTCGGTCATGGCATCTAGTGCTGGTATGCCGGTGGATAATCCCGACAGTGCGCCGTTGAGATTAAAGCGACGCTCCAAATCCTGAAGCATTCTTTTTCCAACCGCCTTGCCGTCGAGCGTCGGCATGAACTTCGATTTCTGGATGCTGAAAATGTCGCGCTCTGCTTCATCAAGCAACACATCCACATCGCCCTCGTGTTCGTAAACGCGTCCTACCAAATCCGTGCAGGTTTGCACCAAGCGCCGCATCGTGTATTTTTCCGCCACGATGTCGAGGTAGTAGCTCAGATTTGCCGCTGAAGGAACGGCGTCCTGCAAGGCGTTCAGATAGGCAATCCCGCCAATCTGATCCAACAAGCCGCCATCCTTCAACCGCTGTTGCAGCGTGATGATGTCAATTGGCTCCAGAACATCCGTCATTGTCATCACCGCGTTGTAAATCGTCTGGTGTCGCAGGTCGTAAAACGCCTCGCCACCCATCGTCAACTTCTCCGCACACTGTCCGATGCACTCATTTGGGGACAGCAAAACACAGCCCAGGACGCCCTGCTCTGCTTCGGCAGAATGCGGCGGCAGGCGATCAGCGCGGTGCGCCTCGGCGCTGCGAGGCAGGCGGTCCAGAGACGGTTTAGCTTTTGGCCTAAGACGCGGGTTCGATGCGTCGGCCAACTCCGAGATGGAAGTGGGTTGCATGGGGTTAATCTAGAGGCCAATTCCAGACATCAACTCGCGGTGTTTTTCCGCTGCGTATTCTGCCTTTTCTTTCTTGTAGTCGAATTCACCGAAAGCAAAAATTTTCCCTTGCTTAAGAACGGCCAAAATACAGGCCGGACAGTTGTTCACCTCATTTCTTAGCGCCTTCAAAAACTCAGGAGTCGCAGACATTGTATCCATTTCGTTTCCGCTGAAATCTTCATGGCGGTCCAAAGTGTGAAGATTGAGGAGCTTCTTTATTTGATCTGGAGCGCTTCCGGCGTTCTCGCACAAATAGCACAACCTTTTCGGATTTGAGAAGCAGATGGATTCATGGGCCTGCATTGAAGGAGCTTTGAACATTCCTTTGGAGCAATGGTCGCAGTAGTATCGGGTTACCTTTTTGCTTCTCATATATTCGGGATTTGCATGGGGTGGTTCGCTTAATCTTTGTTGGCTGCCTTTTCTTTCATCACGCGCATTGCCGCAGCGAACACGCTTACGAGGTCATACTTTTCCGTCCATGATGACACCAAGCACACAGCCAGCATGTCTATGTCCCACGGTTCGTATATTGTGATGTCGGGGTCTTTTACGGGGTCGCCAAGCCCGTATTCCGATTCTTTGGCTCGCCGCACGATTTCATCTACGAGGTCTTGATTGACGGCCACATAGCAGCCAACCACGCGCTGCATAGAATCGGATTTCGCCTCTCCGGTTCGTTGCGTTGGAAATTGGAAGCCACACAGTCCGCATCTCGCATTTGTCGCCACGTTAGACGCCCAGCAGTTTGGGCACGGCTTTGATTCGATTGGGTCTTGTGTCGTCATAGATTTTCTCCGATCCGATCTTTGAGCTTGGCGTTCGGCTGCGGCTTCGCTTGCTCTACGATGCCTGTGCCGTTGCAGTGCATACATACAGCGGATGTCGTCGCTGGGAACGCATTCGGATTGAGGTTTGGGTTGTATGAGATGCTGCCCGCTCCATCGCAGCATTCGCACACTTCCGATTCGACGACCGCATCCGGGACGTTTCCTCTCAAGATTTCTGATTCGAGCATGGATAGGTTTTCTTGCGCTTTCACCATGGCAATTGCGGCGTGACGTTCGCATCCAGCGTCCAGCTTTATTTTGGCGCGATCTAGCCAGTAGCGCATTCCTTTTATCAGATGGTCGATACGCTTCGGAGAGGATGTCTGTTCGCTCATGGGTGGGGTTTCTGGTTTGGTGGCAAATCAAGATTCGTGTCCGCATAGCAAAGTTCTCTTGCGATGGTCGCTTTACCATCAGAGCACAGGTCGCCATCGCCCCAGCGGATATATCTCCAGCATTCCTTGCACGTAGAGCCATGCGTCAGCATCGCGTCCATTGTGTTGCAGAACAGGATTTTTGTGTCGTTCGGAAGTAAGAGTGGTGTTTCTCCCGCTCCGCCTCCGTGAAATGGGCAGTCCGCTTGCGGCGCGGTTCGGCATGTGCATATTGCGGTGCTCATAACTGCGCCTGTCTGATAAGCTCGGCATCGGAGAGTTTGGAGGATGGGGTTTCGTAGGTGATGTTGGAGTTTTCGCCCTGCTCGTAAATCCCCTGCCAGCCTTTCTCGATGCAGTGATAAATCGTCTCGATTGCTTTTTTTTCGCCCATTTTGGAAAGTTTTATTAGCTGCAGGTCCTGAGCGTGAAGTGTGGCCGGCTTTTTCTTCTGCTTCAGGTGTTCGAGCCACTTGGTCCAGGCTTGGGAGAATGATTCGCCTTTGAGGTTGGGTGGGATTGCCGCCGCTATTGTCTTGGCGGGCTTTGGAGTTGGTTCGGGTGAGGCGACTCTTTTTCTAAAATTGCTCTGCCTGACTCGGTTTCCCTCCCGAAGATCGTCAGCCCTTCGCATCTGGTCGTAAACCAGCCCGTTGACGACCTCGTAAAGATACTCTCCCAGCTTTATCAGCTTTCGACCCTCTTTGTCGGGTGTTCTTGATTTCGAGTCGGGCTCGCAACAATCCCTGATTACTTCTGCGATTTCCTGCTCATCCTCTCCAATCAAAAGCGCCATCAACGCCGTGTTTAATTCCACCGTGAATACCGTCCTGTCCCGGTTGGGTTTCATGTGGGCGATGATGTAGGGCCAGACTGCAAACATCATGGCCCCCTTTCCCATCATTGATCCGGTGTACATCCGTTCAAATACTTTGCCGTAAATTTTATTTTCCTACTTTCAGATACGCGATTGCGGACGAAAGAATCGCTGGGTTTTCCAAACTGTGTCCGATCACAAAATTGCAATTACAACACAAAAGCCCACGGACTTCTCCGGTGGCATGGTTATGATCCACCATCAGCCTCTTACCCGGACCAGATGGAGTCTTGGTTTTACAGACGGCGCAAGCCCCGCCTTGTTCCAGCATCATCTGTTCGTAAATCTCTGGCGTTATTCCGTAATTAGTTCTGAGTGAGTATCTGCGATTGTAATCCTTCCAACGCTTGGGGTGACGCTTGCGATAATTCTGACAAATCTTCGTGTTCTTTTCGCGATTCTTCACCCGCCAACTCTTGCTCCATTCCGCGTGGCACGGAGGGCATCTTGAGCTTGTTCCTGAATGCTTGCAGTCGCACTTTGGACATTGCTTAACTCGACCTTTAAGCCCTATTTTATTGGTTAATTCCTGTATCAATGCGGCGATAATACACCCGCTTTTTTGATCGTCAATAACAATCTCGTTACCGTAACGATTATCTGTTACGAAGCGTTATTATTTGTGACTGTAATAAAAAGTAACGCCGTAACGCTCTCAACTACATACACAACTACAACTACAACAACAGAGGCAGAAGACGACCTCGTTCCAGTCGATTCTCGATTGACTAAAGCAATGAATTCTGAAACCATGACGACGTGAAGCTCGAAAGAATTTGCCAGGTCGTGAACCGGGATGAGTCGAGCTTCACAACTTTCCCATCAACGACACGACCGGCATCAACTCGAAAATCATGAACCCTCACCAAATGGCGAAAGCCCAATGCGACTGCTACCAACCCGACGGCACCTGTCTCGGAATGGAGCAAGAGTTGGCGGGTGAAGAATCGCGAAAAGAACA